CCTGTAACAGGATGTTTTGCACGAGCATCAGCAATAGGACCATGATCAAACATAGGTAATTTAACTACATTTACTGTATGACCATCAATGTGCTCATAAGAAGTAAAGTAACCAGACATACCTAAGCTACGACCTGAACCTGTAATAAAGCGGTTTTCACCACCAACTTTCCAAGAATTACTAGTTGCACCAAAGTGACCTTTAAGAGCTTCATCGAATTCACGAGCTCCACCAGTACCTGTGTACAAAGTAACTTGCTTAGCATTGGCATCAGACATTCCGTAGAATAAATCACCAATGATATTTTTAATCTTAGACTCTGTTAAAGTAGAATAAGAATCTTTATTAATAACTTGTTCTAAAAGACCAGGACCAACAACAACTGGTTGTCCATTCTCATCTTTCATAGTAGTTTTACCTGTAGAGTCATAAGTTTTTTGACCGTACCAGTAGTACATTTCACACTCTTCTTTGAAGTTAAGCATGTGTTGATATTCTTCGTAGTCCATCCAAAGTTTTGTAGAACCTCCACCTCTTTTAGGAAGTGTAAATTCAGCTACAAAGTCTTTAGCATTACCAGACATGTGGTATGATTTACGAATAGTACCAATCTTGTTGCGAACTTTACCAGGAACTTCCCAGTTAGATGCATTTCCACGAGAGAAGTCAACTCCTACTGGAGCGTACATTTGAGCCCAAAGATCTCCAATAACACCTGCTGTAACTGTAGCTGTTGCATCTGGATTTACCATTTGAACTTGGTAACGATAATTAGCTCCCACTGTTTCCGGTGCCGCCATTATACGTACTTGTTCTCCATGTTGATTTACTAATACGTAGTCTTTAATGAACCATTTATCAGCAAATTCTAAATAAAAGTTTGATCCCGCTGCATGAGCGGCTGCTAGAGGTCTAGTAGTCAACCTGTGAGTCTTAATCCGATATTCATATTCTAATCTATCAATAGATTTAACATTACCTACACCCTCAGTTAAAAATGAAAGCGGAAAACGCTTTGATTCTTTACCAGCTAAGTGTGTGATTATCGGTGACAATTCAGTTGGCTTAGACAACATAGCATTCGCTAGACTGTTCATATCAGTCATTTGCGAATCGTTGTAAAACGCCTTTTGGACGCTTATGTTGTTTCCGTTTACTGCCATTTTAAATTAATTTATATATGCAAAGTTTAAATATTGCCGTTATTAAATTGAAAGATCTAAATCATCTACATTAAAGTTTTTATTTCTTCTTGTAGCTTTTCTAGCACTTTTAAGAGAAGATGCCGATGAAGACAATTTATCTCTTAAAGTCTTAGCACTTTGAGTTTTAGCTTTCGTATTAATTAATGTCTTAAGGTCAAACCCTTTATACATTAAATAATCTATTGCCAACTTAGACTCCATGTCAGACTCTGTGTGATCTAGATCTCTCTGTGTTGCACCATTTTTATCAACAGGTCTTGAGATGTAGTTAAAAAACTTACTCTTCTCTTTCTCTGGGATATTGATACCTTTAAATTCTTGTGAGTTTTCAATTATTCCTGCAACTCCATCCCAAAATTCTTCTTGCTCCTTATGAGTTTGAATACTTTGTTCTCTTTGTTGCTCGAACATTTGCTCACGTTGCTGCTCTTGGTGCTTTCCTAAAGCATCCTTGGCTGCAGTAGCCTTACTATGTAACTTACCAGAATCTTCATAATCTTCTAGTAATTCATTTATGAACTCTTTATCATGCCCTTTTAATCCAAAGTAGTTAGATAAGATAACTCGTTGCGATGCAACATCAGTTTCTGCTAACTCGAACTTATTATAATCCGTTCCAGGATCATGAGCATTCATAAATTCTTGAGATTCTCCTCCTTGCATAACATACTCTAAGTGCTGTTTCACTAGAGGGAAATTCCCCAATACATTCTCAATTCTGTCATCTGCCATTTGAGATGCTATGTCTTTCGTCATAGCTGCTAGTCCCTCTGGTGTATCGTCATACTCTTCGTCGACATCATACCCAAGTTTTTCTAGCACTTCGCTTACAACAGTAGGATCTTCATTATCCTCTTCTTCTTCTTGGTCCTCCTCTTGGTCATCATTCAGATGGCCTTCAGGATCTACCTCATCTTCTTCACTGTCTTCAGGCTCTTCAAGCTCTTCTTCAAGTCCTAACTCTTCTTCAACCTCTTCTTTAAGAGGTTCTGCGTCTGGCAAATCAATGCCATCTGTTATTGCATCTCCGGTATCGCCGGTGATAACATCGTCTATAGTGATGTCAT